CAACCGATTTTTTGAAAAAAAATAGCCTTGCGATTTAGCCTAGGCTGTGTATATCATTCCCTGATTACACCCAGATTAAAAGGATTGAGGTTGGGGAACTTCCAGGACGACAAAAAAAAGGTTTTAGGGTTGGTTAAGAGCCGGTTGGGGTATGGATTGGACGCTTGTCTTGTTAATTATCGCAATTGTTGAAGGAATTATTATTTTGAAGTGTTTATTAGAATTAAGTAAACAAATTGAATCCGGTCTTGATGAATTGGACACGAATTTAGCTGGGGCTATACAACAAGTAGTTGAAAATTTTACAAAAAATATCGGTTTAGGAGAGAATTTTGAAGCCCCTAATCCTATTCAACAAGTTATCGCCGGATTCATTCAAAATAAAATCAATGAAGGTGATGCAATTTCACTTTCCAGATCATCAGATGGCAAGTTCGCCAAACAAGATTAAGAACTAAACGCTAATCCAGATCAGTTATATGGCTCGTAAAAAGTCCAAAACTCGAAGAAGCAGACCCGCTTTTTCAATATTAAATGCCCTAGAAAGTCTGACCTATGCAGAAATCCTAAGCCGAGGAATTACCGGCGGCGGAGTTTGGTCTTTTATTACATCTGATGCTGATGTGAAATATACTGCCCCAGGATTAGCCCCTTCCGGTCTAATGTCTGTTGATAGTTTAGGCGGATATTCAAACGCTGACGGTCAAATTACTTTGAGCGATTTGATGAAAGAGCCAGGGTTCTCAATTGGAACTATGGCAAATCAATTTCAAACAAATCTTGTTCCTATGGCGGCTTCAGCCTTTGGAGTTTCAGTCGGTTTCAAAATTGGTAAGAGATTATTAAGAATGCCAATAAATAACATAAATAGAAATTTAATTCGTCCAGCTTTGGGCAAATCGGTGAGGCTGTGATATTATGGCAAATGTTGACGCATACGGACAATTAATTATGTCATCTGGCGGAGTTGTTCCTTTAGCAAATGACGCATTGACGGAAGCAACTTTAGACGAAATTCCAACTGATGCTAACTTTGTTGGTTCGGCTCAAAATGCTGGAACTTTCGCAACTCAAACTCTTTCTAATCAAGTGGTAAGTGCTGCAGGGATAACAGCAGAAAATGACATTACTTACGCTTATGTTAGAAGTGCGGGAACTATCAAGGCTGCTTTACCCGTTTCTGGCGTAAATGGTGGGTCTGATTTACCTGCACCCTTACCCTATCCAAAGAGACTGGCGTCTGGCGACCAAGTAATGGTAATGGCTAATTCTGTAGCAGATAGAGAAGTAGGGCTTTCTGTGGCTTGTTCAAACGGTGAATACCATTGTTTCGCTGCTACGCCTACCAGTGCTAAAGAATGGGAATTACTTTCAGTCTTAACCGGTCTATCAATTGGCGAAACTCTCCAGGGCCGCACAATTACACACGCCTTTGCTATGATGGGAAATAATCAATCAAATCTTATCTCCCCGATCTATATCGTAAACGGTTCAGGATTACCAATAGGTTCAATCACTCCTTCAGACCCATTAGTTGATTCAGGATTCTTTACTAGAATGGTTTGTAATGTTGCTTTGAATAGTCGTGCTGTGTTTAGAACAGATGCTTAGGTGATTACATGGCAATTAGCAAGCGAGCCAGGGCTAGATTCAAAATTATGTCTAGTTCTGAAAAGTCATCAGTTAAGAAAGCCGTGAAATTGCTTTATGATACTGAACTTATGGGCGTTAAAAGAATGAGAGAAATAATGAGAATGTGCGAGAAGTGATTTCTGATGTATTATTGCTACGGAAATATCCGGTCCACACTAACAACTCTTCCAGCTAATACAGCACAATACAAAGGAATTATTGTTTATACTGCTGGAGAATATCCGGTCGAGATTAGACAGGGTGCATATTGGGGCGGCGATACTAACGAATTCTATACATTAGCATTAGCCCCGCCATCCTGGGTTAATGGAACAGCAACATCAGAAGGAACAAATCCCGAATCTGACGCTAATGGTGTTATACCTATTACTGGCGGATTGAAAGGCGGATTATTTAACAATGCTAAGAAGGGAAATATCAATATCCCTGTTGATATAGATAATTCAATAATTAGCCCTATCATTGTTCCACCTTTCTATAATCTAATTGTATATCCAACTACTGCAATTATGGCAACATCAATTCAAACTGTTCTCCTGGGCATGGATTTGCTAACTCCTGCAGAAAAAACCAGATCACAAAATTCTAGATATTAGCTGGAGTTAGAATTTATGCCGAGAACGCCAGTTGATGGAAAAAAAGTCGTTGAACATAGAATTACTTTAGGCGGAAAAGAGCGTCAATTGTTAGATGAAATGACAATGGCATATCAGATAAAAAATATCGGCGGAACTATTGTTAATGCAATTTCAACTCCTGCAGTCGGAACACTTCTTATTGGTGCAATTGTATTAATCTTAGATAGATACCTTGACCCAGATTGGAGAGAGATTACTAAAGAAATGAGTCCAGACGCTCTGAAAGATTGGTTAGAAACTCAGAATTTAATTGGCATGGGTATAGGTGGAATTATCGGTGGAATTCTTGCCGGGCCAATTGGTTTACTTTTCGGTGTCGGTGTTGGTGGTGTAGCCGTTGAAGGTGGAGAAGAATTAGTTTCAGAATTCCAGGAACAAGTTATTGACAGAACTGAACCTTCAACTATTATTTTTATCGCCCTGCAGATAGTCCAGCTAAAAGATAGGATTGATGGACTAAATCCATTTAATTAAGTCTCTCAAGTGTGGGGTAAAAGGCTCATTTCTTCCAAAACTTAAACCGGTTTGCATACTTAGCCCTTAATTCGTTTCTTTCAATTACAACTTTCTGATATTTTTCTAATAGACTATCCTGGGCCTCAACCAGATCACAAATATCTAAAATTTTAACTCTATATTCTGTCTCTCCGGTCTGACCATCCATTTTATGATATTCATATTTTTTAGTAATAAATTCTCTAGGCTTAGAATACCATGTTATGGCATTACTTACAAATTTAGACTTATTGCCTTTCTTAACTTGTTGAATCAATTCTGACGCTCCTGGATTAAGTGTAAAAGAATGAATTCTGTTATCTCTAGACATTATACAACCTCGCTTAATTTATGACCTGCACCAGCTGAACAGGATAAAGATTGTATTATTCTTACATCTTCAAAAGTGCTAACTAAAAATTCTTGTTTACATTTTGAACATCGTAAATTCATATCCAATCACCTAAAGTTGTTTGTTCTATTATTGACCTTCTCAACTGTTCTGAAACCTCAAAAGGTATGATGGCTCGATAGTTTGCCCTTAGAGGATTTTGAGAGCCTACATCATGCTTCAGATGCTTGAAATCGACAGGCATACAAATCCTCGGAAATTTACCCCACAAAACAAACGATTCAATAAATTGAGTTGGTTTACCTAAGATTGGATTGAAAAATTCCTGGGCACCCATTACATTTTCAATTACCCAATGTTTCGGCTGTAAATAATCAATTATATCTTTGGCTGCATTTACTAATCTCATATCCGGTCGGAAATCAATGCCTTCTCTCCTGGCTATTGACTTTGGGGCAGCGAAGGCATTACTAAATTCGAGACATGGTGGAGAAGCCCAAACCAGATCATAAAATTCAGAACAGAAATAATCATTTTCTAATAATTTTCTTACATCCATAATTTTAGTATTTGGAACATATCCTAAAGCCGGATTATTTTCTATTCTGTGAACTTCCCAACCTGCATCAAGAAACGCTTGACTTGCACCACCAAGACCGGAGAATAAATCTAACATCTTCATGGATTATACACCACCAATCCGTTCCTGGATTTATTCCAACATGGAGAACATACCCACCAGCTAATCAATAAGTCTGATGGATTCTTTCCATATCTCACTACTTTAACTTCGTTGCATTTTCTTATCTTTCGGCAGCACATACATTGTCTTTTGTCCACCTTTCTTATGAATCCTAAATTTGTCCAGGTTGGCACTTACAACACCACCAAAACCGAAGGAAATGCACACGCTTGACCAGTGCCATGTTTGAGCCTACCTTGTATTGAAAGAAATCTTGCCCCTGCTTCGTGAAGCATTCTATACCAATGAGTTGAAGAATCATGTTTCAATAACATTACAATTTTCATTTCAGGAAAATAATTCTTTGTAGTGATTGCCTTTCTAACCCAGGGCTTAACATTTGAATAAGGTGGATTAATGAATACTTTGAATCCATTATTCTTAGACATCATTTTCCAATCTGTTTTCAATCCATCTAATTGATCTGGATTAGTCAAACCATGTAAAGGACAAGGGTCGTAATAATCCTCAAAGACTCGATAAAGCCATTCATCTGTCGGGTAGTCATCAGTGCTGCGTGTATTACTCATGCCCTTACGGCTCAGTTTATACATATAATACTCTCGCCCCTGCGGCGAGACTCTCAACCGATTTTTTGAAAAAAAATAGCCTTGCGATTTAGCCTAGGCTGTGTATATCATTCCCTGATTACACCCAGATTAAAAGGATTGAGGTTGGGGAACTTCCAGGACGACAAAAAAAAGG